ATAAAAACACAAACGACCTTAACTCATTGAAGGAACTTCTCGGTCATTATATGAACGAAATTAATATCGTCATGAGACCGAAGGTAATGGAATACGAAAGTTTAAAAGTTGCTCTAATCCCTTGGATAGCACCAGACGTAGAAAAAGAAACATATGAGTTTCTCGAAAACTGTGGTGCTGATGTAATCGGCGGACACTTTGAGTTGAATGGATTTGACATGTATCGCGGCATGCCTTGCCATGACGGTATGGATCGTGGCGTTTTAAATAACTTTGAACTTGTATTGTCTGGTCACTTTCATACAAAGTCGCAACAGAGCAATATCCATTATCTTGGTTCACAGATGGAATTTTTCTGGAATGATGCTGGGGATAAAAAATACTTTCATGTTCTCGATACAGAGACTCGCGAACTGACTGCTGTTCATAACCCTATCACGTTGTTTGAAAAGATTTATTATGATGACGAAAAAGAGGATTATCTGAAAGTTGATGTGTCTAAATATCAAGACAAGTTTGTAAAAATTATCGTTGTAAATAAATCTGATCATTTTATTTTCGACCGATTCTTAGACAGACTTCAAACAATGAATATCCATGATCTCAAGATCGCAGAAAACCTAAATGAATTCATTGGTGAAAACGTAGCAGACAGTGATGTCGATATCGAAGACACGCAAACTTTACTAAGTAGTTACATTGATGCGGTTGAAACTCCACTAGATAAAGACAGGATTAAAAACCAAGTCAACGAACTAATGATCGAAGCACAAACAATGGAGATAGCATGATAGTCATTTATGGCGCAGAGTGGTGCACATATTGTCTAGAAGCAAAAGAGTATTGTCGTGAAAAAGGTCTACATTATTCTTATGTCGATATTGAAAACATTGACCTAGACTTTATTGATGAAGAATTTGAACCAGCAAAACCCATCCCCCAAATATTCGAAGAGGGCAGAAAGATCGGCGGGTTTGATGATCTGGTAAAACTATATGGATTATGAAATCAGAATTCACTATCCGTGAAATCTCACTCAATGACGCCCAGCAATTCATTGCAAAATTTCACTACCTCGCAGACATATACGGTAAGTTCCTTTTAGGAATCCGTCATAAGTTTTATGGGTTATATCGTGCTGATGAATTAGTCGGTGCTGTTCAATATACTGCTTATGACAACTGGGAGAGACAAGCGCTGGCAAACCACTTTGGTTTCATTGCAAATCAAAATTTAGGACACTGGGAGATTTGTAGGCTTGCCGTTGCACCAATAAAAGAGTATAATATAACGTCATGGTTTTTATCGAGAACCATGAAATTATTATGCGAATCTGAAATAGTGGAAGGAATCATTACTGTTGCTGACGCCAGAATGCACAACGGTTGCATATATGCTGCTTGCAACTTTGATTATTATGGGTTGATGAAAGGGAGAGTGTCTGGTATGAAAGATTGCCACTTTCATGTTTTTCTGAAAACGTATAACGGCAACCAATGCGTTTGGCAGAAACAACCTTTTGAGAAGGATTATGAGATAACTTTATGATAACATTTAAAAAGGTGAGATTCAAAAACTTCCTATCGACAGGAAATAATTTCACCGAAATTAATTTGAATGAGTACAAATCAACATTAATCGTAGGACAAAACGGTGCGGGTAAGTCGACTATGCTCGACGCGATATCATTTGGTCTATTTGGTAAACCGCATCGTAACATCAACAAACCTCAGTTGGTGAATAGTATTAATCAGAAACAGGCAGTTGTTGAAGTTGAGTTTAGTGTGAACTCAAATCACTTCAAAGTTGTCCGTGGCGTCAAACCAAACAAGTTTGAGATCTGGAAAGGCGACACGATGATCAATCAGTCGTCACATAGTAAAGAATATCAAAAGATCCTCGAACAAAACATCCTAAAACTGAACCACAAAACTTTTCACCAAGTAGTGGTGCTCGGTTCTTCATCTTTTATTCCTTTCATGCAACTTGCTTCTCACTCTCGTCGTGATGTGATCGAAGATTTACTGGATATTAATGTGTTCAGTAAAATGAATCAGATACTCAAAGAAAAATCTGCGACGTTAAAAGAGGATATACGTGAGAATGACTTTCAAATAGAAATTAATTCCACCAAACTTGAGTCGCAGAAAAAGTACATCCGAGATATTTCTAAAATAAACGCAGATGTAAAGAAAGAAAAAGAAGATATTATTGAACGGTGGCAAAAAGAAAAGGACACCCATGTAAATGCTGTGGTGGATCTGAATGCTAAAGTTTTAGAAAACAGCAAAGGTCTTTCTGAAGGATTGACGGAAACAAAAAATATTGTACTTGAATTACAATCTTCTGACACTGAAATAAAAACTAAAATAAAAGCGCTAGTAAAGGAGACAAAGTTTTATGAAAACAACGAGACTTGCCCAACCTGCGATCAGAACATCGACGAGGATCTCAAAAAAGGAAAGGTCAAGCAAGCGTCGATCACAGCAGCAGAGTTTCAATCACGTCTTGCTGAGATCGCAGAGAGTCAATCTAAAGCAACAACAGAACTTGCAGCATATGAAGCAAGACTAGCACAAAATAATGACTGGCAGAACGAAATAAAACAGCACAATGATTTTATTAACAAGTGTGATGCTGAGATAAAACTTGCTGAAAACGATATAAACAATTTATCTAACGATAAGTCTGATCTGGCAAAAGCAAATGCTGATTTTGAAGAATATAAAAATCTACTTGACAATTTGCGGGAACAGAAACTCAAGTTAAACGAACAGTTTCAATATAATCAGGTAGTTTTAGAACTGCTTAAAGATACTGGTATCAAAACAAAGATCATTAAACAATATGTTCCTGTAATTAATAATTTTGTTAATCAGTATTTGCAGATCTTAGACTTTTTTGTTCACTTTGAACTTGATGAAACTTTTACAGAAACTATCAAATCAAGACATCGTGATGCATTTTCCTATGACTCGTTTAGCGAAGGTGAAAAGCAACGTATCGACTTATCATTGCTATTCACTTGGAGGCAGGTCGCTAAAATGAAGAATAGTGTTGCCACTAACTTGTTGATTTTAGACGAAACTTTTGACTCCTCGCTAGATCAAGATGGCGTTGAGAATCTTATGAAGATACTATATACTCTCAGTGACGATACAAACGTTTTTGTCATTTCTCATAAGGGCGACATGCTCGAGGGTAAGTTTAACAACAAACTTGAGTTTGTCAAAGACAAGAATTTCTCGAAGATCAAAAAATGAAAGTAGAAGTCATGCGTGGTCTGTTTCCTGAACTTCAATGCAGATATATGGTTCAGAAAATGGAACATGCAATTGCGACTAATCAGACAAAACGTGAGTTGCCAAATAACAAAAAGGGCATCAACGCATATTCAGTGCACGAGTTATTCCCAGAGGAACAACTTGAAGTCCTGTATGATACAACTGAAATTGTCGGCAAAGTCCTGCTTCCAACATACAATTTTTCAAGAAAGTACGTTAAAGGGTCTATTCTCAGAAAGCACAAAGACCGTCCTGCCTGTGAGCATAGTCTGACAATAAACTTTGGTATTCATGAAAAACCTTGGACATTTTTTTGCGAAGTCGATGGAAAGACGATAGGCATTGACTTAAACCCAGGAGATGCGTTATACTATACGGGTCAAGATGTTGCTCATTGGAGAGAACCACTTGAAACTGATTACTGTTATCAATCTTTTTTTCACTATGTTGAAAAAGACGGTGAATGTAAAGATGAAGCATTTGAATCGTTGACGCGACAGGATAGAAAGGGCGTTTACAAAGGATAGATTATGTGTGGTGTGATTGGCGTCAAAATAACTGACGTCAGTAATGTTGATGAACTTTTGATCAGGACATTATTTCAACAAACAATGATACGTGGCAAACACGCCACTGGTGTCACCTATGTTCGTGACGGTAAACTTCACACGATAAAGGAAGGAATTCCTGCTGACGAGTTTATCGAAAAGCATAACATATTTGATTGGGTTGATACTGACAACTCAATTGCATTAATCGGTCATATCCGATATTCCACCTCAGATCTTCGATACAATCAACCATTTGCCAATGACGATTTGAGCATTGTTCACAAT